CTTTGGCCAGAACTTTACCCATGATTCTAAGAATCTGGAGGCATATGTATGATAGTCATCAACCTTGAAAGAGGTTAGAACAGTAATGTCTGATGTTAGTTTGATTTTATAAGAGGTTGTCATGTATGAGTCCATGATTGTAAAGTGATCTTCGTCAATACAGGCAATAAGAGCCCTGTACCATTCATGCGCAAACGGACATTCCTTGTATTCTAAAAACCAAGGACCTCCTTCTGTGTAATGGATGGCAGCAGGCTCGTCACCCTGTGTAACCCCGGCTACATAATTCCACTGTGGTGGGATTTCCCCAATTAAATCTGGAGAAGAAACCCAGCTAAACCCATGTAGAAATGTTCCGGTAGCCGAGTTAACCATTTCTGGAGTAAGCTTAAGATTATCTGGATGTTCCATGTTAAACATAATGAGTGAAGACCATAGCTTCATTGGATAATTTGATTGAATCTTGTTATCCATTTTGATGGTTGATGTTGGATTAAAATTAAACTTGACAACCTGAACTGCCTTTGAAGGATCGAAGTAGTCCATTACCATTGTATGAACATCCTTCAAGAAGAGGAAATCGCAGTCAACAAAAATCACAGGACCTTTGTTAATCCCATCTCGTCTTGCTAACTCAGGGACAAGAAACCGGGTAAAAGAAAACTCGGTTGAGAAGGGCTTACCATCAAGCTCATCCCAGTATTGTCCACTTCCGTCAATACGCCATGCTCTATTGAAAATACCTTCATTTCGAAGGGTCTGATGTTTCACTGGTACAACGTCATCTTCAAGGAGAGTACCTGAAGAATTTAGAAGAGAGGACCGACAAACCTGATATGCAATGTCTTCCCTGTTGTCATAACCAATATAAATCTTTGGCCAGTAGTTCATGTTATTACCAATCTAGGTAGCTTAGAGGAATACGATGAAAGGCCAAGCCCATTTGAATCTTTCCTCCTTCTTTCTTAAGGGTTTCGACATACTTCATCCAAAGGTCCTGACAATTATCTACAGAAGCCAGATAGGAAGAATAAGCCTTTTCACTGTCTGACATGGTCAGTTCCTTGAGTTCGTCCATTCGATCCTTGATTTCTTTTTCAAGTTCAGAAATTCTATCGGTGTCATTCATATTTATAAATCCACTTCTTCTTGATTGATCATGACCATAATGGCCTTGCTTACTGGTATATGGAAGAACTTTTCCCCTTTGTCAATATACCTGTTGCTTGCCTCTCTGACTTCACATGATCTCAGGATGGTTGCCGGGATCTTCCAGAACCTCTCTTCATCTCCAGAGATAACATAAAATATCAGAGAATGATCTTGGTATTTATCCAGAAGCCGTTGCTTTCTAAATGGGATTCTTATCTCATCCCAATGCAGTGGCCACTCCCCATTCCATGCGTACTTGATTTCGGCCTCATGGAAATATCTCTTTCCATCCTTCTTTGTTTCAAGGTCAGCATGGTAGTTCTCTTCATCATCAAGAAGGGAGTGTCCTGACCTATTTAAATATGCCTTCAGAATATCCTTTGCTGTTTTATCGCTTTTGTTATAGAGGGTTCGAGAGAAAGCTTTTCTGACAACCATCACACGATTTCACAAAAGCCGCTTGAACATGCAAGCTCCTGTGAACCTTTTGTGTTGTCTTCTTTTTCAATCAGGGACAGCTTTGTCCAATCAATATGTGAAGGCATCTTCATGAGTAGTTCCTCATAATCTTCCTTGTTGATGTCAATGTAGGGAGCCTGCTGATAGATGTGGTCATCATAGGGGAGGAATGAGATACCGGAGAGGATATCAAAATTTCTCCAGCACCATGCTCCGACGTCAAGCCATTCTTCTTCTTTGACAGAGATTGTAACGGATGGCTTATGTTCACACCATGATGTGGCATAGATTTTCCAGAATTCAAGCTGCTCGATGGCACCCATATCATTCCGGCAGATGGCGTTTTCTGGTGTCTTCATGGGAAAAGAGAAGACAATGTTTTGTGAATTGCCTTTATCTACTTCATTGGGGATTCCACTTTCAACCATGAAAGTAGTGATAGGATCTTTGATATCGCTGCGTACAGAACGCACATAATAGGGGTTATGACGAGCATGAATACCGCTAGCACTATCCACAAGCTGAGATACAGTGCCGCTAGGCTTAACACAAGTAATAGCTGTACTTTCGTTAATACCCAGTTTAGCGGCATACTCATGATTGATTTCAATCGCATGATCCCGTAGATCATTTAGTAGCTCCTTCAGGTTGGCATTGTATTGAGTAAGAACGGGGCAATCCATGATACCAGTCAGGGACACGCCGAGCAGTCTTTCTTCCTCTGTGTTGTTCTTCCAAATTTTTCTAAGATACTTAAAGTTTGTCAGGGTTGACTGGATGGTTCCAAGAATGGTTGCAGCCTTGACCTTGTCCATCAGGGTTTCACGGGTATCATTGGGGCGGCAGACAACCTCTGTCAGGTTACAGAACTGGTTTGGCCGTAGAATAATTTCTGAACAGGGATTGGTTCCGAAATCATAAGTAGAATTTCTACGCTCGCTGTTTGCCACATGCTGCTTGGCGGCGAGACGATTGAAGATGCCACGTTCCCCGCTCTTGGAATTATATAGAGCTAGCCACTCTTCCATGAATACGCCGATGCTTGGGGTCTTCTTGTAACATACAGAATTATTTGCAAGTGCCCGCTGCGGTTCATAATTGAACCACTCCCCACTCTTGGCCGTGCGCAGGCTAGTGTCAGAGAGATCTGAGAGTGAGATGAGGGCTGAGCGACGAACACCGCCGACCACAACGACATCCCCGATCTTGCACATCAGGTCATGACACTCAATTGGATCTAGCCGTCTTCCTGCTGCATTTTTAAAAATTTTAACAGTAAAATTAAAGAGGTCATCAAGAGGAGCAGGACCTGATGCTCTTCCGCCAAAGACCTTCAGCAGAGACCCAGCTGGCCTGACAGCGCTGAGATCCCACTTTGGAATGGAGCCTTGGTAGAGAGCCCCAATAAGTTCTCTGAGACCACGTGCCCATCCTTCCTTGGAATCATCAACGATGATGACAGAGTCAGATTGTTCCATGTTCTCAGAAACGATAGGGAGCTTTCTGGTGTAATCTTCTTCTACAGAAAACCCAACCCCGGTACCATTCATGAGAATATACAAGGTCTCATCAAAGGCACGGGGATGATCAACAGGGAGATAGGAACAGTTATACCCGGCAATGTTCTCCCGTTTCAGGGCAGGCCCAGCTGTCATCAGGCACCGCATGGATGGCATTACCTCCAGCGATAGGACCTTGTTTTCAAGATACTCTCTTAGTTCAGAGGTCAGAAGATCAGAACCCAACTGGTCCTCAAAGAAGGAAAAATAACGATCAACTGTTTCAGAGAATGTCTCCCTTCTCTCCTCCTCCTTATTCCAACGGGAATATCTAGATAGATGGATATACTGCTGATATAGGGTTGGGAGTTGATTAGAGATCGTCATTTTGAAATCCTTTGAGGTTAATATCTGATCTGATCTGATAGAATGGCCCAGATTTTCCTACCATAAATTTTTCAACATAAACATGTACTTCCTTACCTTTCTGCAACCAGTAGTTTCGGATTCGGTTAGCAAGTCTCACGCTGTCTCTGAATGAGGAGACGTAATCTGGAATGTTTTGATCAATCATTTTCCGATAAGCCTTAATTCTATATCAAATTACGGATGACGCAAAGATTTACGAATGCGTGTCTCAAGCTCTATGACTCTCTTCTTTAGGTAGGCAACCGTGTCTTCCTGTTCCTTGGCTTTTTCCCTCATGCTGCTCCCGCCAAGCATATCATTCTGAAGGCGGTTGTTCAGTTTGTCAAGATTCATCTGAGCCACGGATGACATGCGGATATTAAGATCAGAGCAAAGCGCTGAGATATACCAGAGGACATCCCCGATCTCGTGGATAAGATCGTGGCGGATATCCTCGATAGAGATGTCACCCCGGAGTGTCTTCTTGATCTTGTTAGATACCTCTCCGGCCTCTCCCGCAAGCCCAAGGGCAGGGTAGATCACCTTTGAATTTTCTGGATAGATCGCTGTCTTTGAGGCATTGATCTGATATTCATCAATATCCATTAGTCTTTATCCTTTAAGTTTTTTATCAGCTATGATGTTACATTTAAGAATCAGGACACCATTGTGGTGCATGATTTCATTGGGACCATCTTCATAAAAAGAAGACAGAAGAACTATGTACTCTTCTGTTTCCTTAAACACCTGCCCAATGGTTGTCACGATTGCAGGAGTATAATTATCAGGATCATAGAGGCACCAATTAGATTGACCACCTCTGGCATCTTTCCATATTATCTTTCGGGTATCAGGTTTGTTCGACATTCTGAATAAGCCGATCAAGATACCAGCGGGCCTTCTTGAGGTCTGTGATACCATCCTTGTATTCATGTCTAAATACATACTTCATGATATTACCAAGATAATATCCCTTTAACTGATCCTGGGATAGCTTGGTTTCGATAATATCAATGACTTCCAGACCACCTGATTTATAGTGGCTTGGGTGATTAACCTTGTCATCATCACTCATCATAAGCATTTTCCTGATATGGAAGGGCGTCTTCAACGGGATCATATACCGTGCCAATTTTCAGACAGATGGCTTTCTTATACGGAAAGTCAACATAAATATTATTGAAATCCTCCGCAACCTGCTCACACCGTGCAGGTTCATCGCCCATATAAAGAGGCGTAGTATGAACTCCGGGTCCCTTCATAAAAGCAAACACGACAAGAGTAACCCATACATCTACCATAATTAATTCTCCTTTGTTGTGCTATCCAACAGTGCATTGATTCTGAATCTTTCAAAAGGAAGACCATCAACCAAGATATTGGTGGCTAGTTTTCTAATTCTATCTGAAGATATTCCAGCAAGTTCGCATACCTCTTCCATGTCTTCTGAGGTAACACATGCTGAAACAACAGTAAGCCATCTGGTTGCCGCTCTACGATGTTCCACGATTGCTTCTGAATCTGTATTTCGTGGTTCCTTGGTGGCATCAAGAAGAGCCTGAGCCACAACAGCAAGCCAGAGAATTTGCTCAGGACTCCAGTATTGATCTGAAGTCCTGAGCATACTCAATGATACATAGTCCAGATCATCATGATCTGTCTGTTCTATATCAAAGATACCCACTTGTTTATTAAGCCGCCTTTAGGCGGTTTCTGTAATTCTTGGAGAGCCAGTAACGAATGTACTTCTTGTTCGTCACAGGATTGTGACGCTCCTCTGAAATAATGTTGTATCCCTTCTGACGTAGGCGATAGACAACATCACGGAGAGACATGATGCCATAGTCAAGCATTGCTTCCCGTGCTGAGATATGGCCAACATTGGTCAGGTGTTCTTCAACGGTATTAAGGTTTGCAGTAGTCATTGATTATTTCCTCTAGTAGTTGGTTGAATTCAGGAACAACTTCTTTAGGGATAAACTTAATCCCCATGATATTGGCGTTGTAATACTCTCTGTCTTCCACGCCATCCAGCCTTGAAGTCAAAGCGTCAAGCTTGTGTTGAGCATTGGCTTCATAGTAGGTAAGTCCACCACGAGTTTCAAACTGTCGAATCATGATGAAAATAAAATTATTAACCCCGTACTTCTTGATATCTTGATTGAGGTACTTGGAAGAACCCTTGTATGTTTTCCAATCAGTGTATCCAACCGGTTTGTTTTTGAGATATCGTTTGTACTGTTTCTTACCTATATATTTCTTGTCATTCTTTTTGTTATAGACAAGGTATAAAAAACCAAAGAACCACTTGGGATCTGGATCGCCTTGATCCTTAGAATGGATCACCCATGGTGTTGGTGTAGTATCGTGTCTTACCGTCCGAGCCTGTTTCGTAGACGAGGCCGATTCCTTGGTTCGAATCTTCCCAGCACTTGTCCTTGAAGTCGCAGTAGATGCACCCTGTCTTGAGATACTCTCTACCATCCCTAGCTTTAGCTGGGGTGTAGCATCTTTCGGGCGGAGTTTCTTTTGAGATGATGTCCTTAACTTCTTTGATTCGTTCTCTGGCATTGGGTAACTCTAAATCATGCACAGGCATATAACAGATTTCACCTGATTCCTTGTTGATGACAAGGAAGCCTCCCTCATTCTTCATGCCATCAGCTTGAATGTAGGCACCAAGCTGGTGCATGTATCCAAAGGGGTCATCCATAAGATTACCCTTTTTGAATTTACTAAAGGAGTAGCCTGATGCGCTTTTGCAATCAACAACATATCCATTGATCTTGCAATCAATATGCCCACGAACCCCATCAAGTTCATATTCTTTTTGGGAATCAGAGACATCATAACCTGCTGTCTTTACAAGAAGAAGGAGGAGGGATTCAAGAATATTTCCATAGGTAAACTTTAGTGCTGTGTCATATGGAAGGGAGTTATATGAGGCATCACTATAGGTGTGTGCCTTGTACCACAGCTGTCTATTTTTCTTCCCCAAAGAAGAGAATCGGAGGATATTATTCTCTTCAGTATCTCTTGAATCCCTCCTGTCAAATAGACTGATGACAGCATTCCTTACTTCTTCAAGGAAGATATCCAAGTCTTTTGCAGAAGGAGAAGACCCACCATTTTCAATGGTTTCCCGGATATCTCCAGTGATGTTGGAAAGTGTCATCAGTCTACCTGTTTCTTAAAACGGCAGATCATCATCAGGATTTGAAGCACCTGATGAAACAAAGCCGTCTTCTTCACTGAAGCCATCATCACCAGTGTATTCCACAAGGTTGATGATCTGTACCTTTTCGAGGGTGTAACCCCACTTCTTCCACTTGGACATCCAGAACTTTGCAATCAGAACCTTTACGTCTGAACCCCAGCCAAGTCGGTTCAGAACATCTGAGGGCACTGTGTTCTTCTTGGCATCCAGAACAAGCGGTGGCTCATTCGAGGTGCCATCAGACTTCTTCACATTCTTATGAAGAGAGACATAAGGATTATCCATGATGCTTGTCGCATCCTTGACGGTCATACCATTGGATGATGCAACATCCTGCATGTCATTATCGAGTGACAGTGCCATGCCCCAACGGGGAGTATAGGCGGTATCCGGAAACTCAGGGTGAAGATGACCGTAGAACATCTTGCCTGAAAGAATGAAACGCTCTGACTTATTGGTGGTATCAGCTGCGGGAGTATTAGCCATTTGTGTATATTCCTTTGTGTGTCTATTTGTGTAAGTAGGAAGCCTTATATAGGCCTATATGATCTTGGTGTCAATGGGTTTCGGCCCAATTTTTTCCTGTCTTGACATCGCATCCAAGATCGCAACGAAATTTAAGAATTTCTCTGACATTCTTTATAGCTTCATGGGCTGCTCCTGTTAGTTTATCCACGTCATTCTCATGAACTTCCCATTGCATTTCATCATGGATGTTTGCAACGGGTGTTGCTCTGAGTTCCTGTTTAGATGCAATCTGATACATCTGAATAAGCCAGTGTTTACAAATAATGGCCCCGGCTCCCT